GCCCCTCATCAAGAAGCTCGTCGCAGACCCTAAGGTTATCACTACGAGGGGGTCGACTCTCCATAACTCTTCTAATATGCCCCAGTCTTTCCTTGACGAAATCATGGACAAGTATGGCGGCACTCGGTTAGGTAGGCAAGAGATCGAAGGTGAAATCCTCGAAGACATTCCAGGTGCTTTGTGGACAAGGGAGTCCATTGACAATCACCGTCTCCCAGAAGCTCCCGATCTAGAACGTATCCTCGTAGCTGTCGATCCTGCCACTTCAAGTCATGAAGGGTCTGACGAACACGGCATCGTCGTAGTCGGCTATGCCCGTACAGAAGAGGGTTATGGTCACGCCTATATCCTCGAAGACGGCTCACTCCGTGGCACCCCAGAAGAGTGGGCTCGACGTGCCGTCCATCTATACCGTAAGTATTCTGCAGATCGTATCGTAGCGGAGAAGAATCAAGGTGGAGAAATGGTCTCGTCAGTCATTCGATCCGTCGACAGGGCAGTACCTGTTACCCTTGTCCATGCCTCCAGAGGCAAGTACATCCGTGCAGAACCTGTCTCGGCTTTGTACGAACAAGGTCGGGTACACCATGTCGGCAGATTTGATAAACTCGAAGACCAAATGTGTACCTTCTCAGTGGACAATATTAGAGCTAATGGCTACGGGTCGCCTGACCGCGTTGATGCTCTCGTCTGGGGCCTTTCTGAACTATTTACCAAGATTACAAGCCGCAGAATAAAGGATGAGACGTCGTCCTCGCTCCCCGAGATTCAACGGTCTGAGAGGGCGGTTGCCTTCAAACAAACTTCTGAATCCCCTCAAGCCTGGATGGCCTAACTTATGTCTTTTGAATATGACGAAACTGGTTATGAGGATGATACTGATTATCCTCGTAAACCACAGAAGCAAGCAGACGGCAAAGATGCACAGCAGAATTCTAAGAAATTGGGAGCTGTCCGTCAGGTAGACACTCAGGCAACTGACGACTACACCGACACCGTCGATCCCTCGTACGTGCCAGAAGGCTTTAAAAGTGTCAACTCTTTCCTGTCTGATATGCGTGAAGAGTATCAGTTCGACTGGGACTTCGACTATGAAAACCGTGAAGACGCCATCGAAGACAAGAAGTTTGCAGCCGGAGAGCAGTGGGACCCTGCAGTCCTCCAGCTCCGCACCGGACTTCCATGCCTTACAATCAACTCCATTCCTCAGTTCACCGCTCAGGTTGTGGGAGATTGGCGTCAGAATAGAAATGCCGTAGAAGTCGTACCAAACGACGACGGTACAGAAGACATCGCCGAGATTCGTGGTGACCTGATCCGTTCGATTGAGATGCACTCCCGTGCCTCTCGTGTCTATGACTCCGCCTTCGAGTCTACCATCCAGTGTGGTGACGGGGCTTTTCGTATCGCTGTTGAATATGCAAAAGATTCTGTATTCGATCAAGACATTTTTATTCGACCTATCGAAGACGCCCAGTCTGTCGTATGGGATAGAATGTCTATTGACCCCACTGGTCGCGATGCCCGGCATGTTTTCGTAGAAGACAGACTGCCGAGGAAAGAGTTTGAAAGGAAGTGGCCAGGTCAAGACCCTTGGCATCTCAACGAACGCTTCTCTGCTCTCCTCCGTGCAGGACGTTGGTACGACGACCAGTCTGTAAAGATTGTCGAATATTGGCGGATGATTGAACGGAACCGATTGCTCGGTCTATTCGAAGACGGCTCTGTACACATCATGGAAGGAGACGATCTCGAAGAGATTCTCCAGGCCCATGGCAGCCCGATCAAGACAAGGATAAGTCCTTGCCTGTACGCCCAGATGCATCTCTGCACTGGCAACGCCATCCTCTCAGGACCATACGAGTATAAGCTCAATCGTGTCCCCATCATCCGTATCTCAGGACGTATAGTGTCTATCACTCACCGTCGTGTACGATATGGTATGGTTCGGTTCATGAAAGACCCTGCCCGTATGAGGAACTTCTGGCGGTCGATTGCTACTGAACAGCTCGGGTATGCCCCTAAAGCTCAGTGGATTGCCACAGAAAGTTCAGTGACGGGTCGTGAAGATCAGATGCGGAAGGCTCACCTCACTCGTGACCCTCTCCTGATTGTTAACGACGAAGCCGTCATCGATCAGACGATCAAAAGGATCGAACCTCCTACTCCTCAGATGGCGCTGCTCAACGAAAGTCAGCTCCTCGTACAGGATATGAAGGATGTCTCTGGTATGCAGGACGCCTCCCTTGGTGCTCCTAGCAACGAAACCAGCGGTCGTGCCATCATCGCCCGTCAAAGGGAAGGTGACGTAGGTCAACTGACGTTCCATGACAACGGCAACGCCGCCATCCTCGAAGGTGGTGACGTCATCAACCAATTGATTGGACAAATCTATGACGGTACACGAACTGTACGACTCGTGGGTAAAGATGAATCTCTCAGACTCGTTAAAATCAACGATCCGATGGATCCCAACTCCCCGAACCTTGCCGTCGGAAGCTACGACACAGCTCTCCAAACTGGCCCGAGTTACACCACTCGTAGGGTAGAAGCCGCTCAGGCAATGATGGAAGCTGTCCAGGTATGGCCTCAGCTCATCCAAGTCGCCGGTGACGTAATCGCCAAGGCACAAGATTGGCCGGGTGCAGACGTCCTTGCAGACCGATTGATGAAGACTATTCCTCCTCAGTATCTGTCTCCAGAAGAGCAACAAAAGTTGAAGGATGAAGGCGGCGGTCAACCTCAGGGTCCGACACCGGAACAAATCCAGGAAATCCAACAGCAGATGCAGAAGCTCCAGCAGGAGAATCAACAACTGACTCAGAGGAACCAAGTCCTTGAAGTGAAGTACGACGTCCACCAGAAGCAGATCATGATCGATGCCTACAGGGCAGAGACTGAAAGACAGAAGGTTGATGCCGAGACTCATCACAAGCAAGAACAACTCGAAATGAATGGCTTGACTGCTGCTGCTCAGCTTCATCAAAGCGACAGTCAGCAACAGACTAAGCAAGATCATGAGTTGGACTTGCAGGACTTGACACAGTATTATCAAGAGAAGCAACTCGTAAAGAAAGCGATGCTTGATAGGGCGGCAGATAAAACTCCCGCTACGAATACCGTCCAACAGGGCGAGTAAGTACAAACAATTCCGTACCTAAGGGGACCCGCCACCCCCTTAGATCGTACGCAAACAGTGGCTATCGGTTAAGGAACCGCAATCAGTATGACTGACAATACCTTCGTCGCTCCAGACACAGATGACCTCGATGCATTCTCCTCTCTTATGTTTGGCTCGGCCAAGCCTGCAGAAGCTGTAGAAGAACCTACTCCAGATCATGACGACCTAGACGATGTCCGTGAAGACACCCCCGTAGAAGATACCGCTGATACCGTCGATGATGCCGACGCTCCTCTCGAAGATCAGGAACCTGAACCGGCCCCGCAGCCGAAGAAGAAGACTGCTCAAGAGCGCATCAATGAACTGACTGCAGGAAGGCGTGAAGCTGAACGTCAGGTCGAAGTAGAACGTGCCGCCAAGGTGGCTCTCGAAACTCGACTTGCCGAATTCGAAGCACGACTGCCGAAGACTGAAACTCCCAAGCCAGTAGAAAACAACGAAGGTCCTTCTCCCGTTGCCATGAATGAAGACGGCAGTCTGAAGTATCCTCTCGGTGAATTCGATCCCGCCTATATCGCCGACTTGACTGTATTTACAATCGACAAGGTCACCAAGGAACGGGAAACAGAAGCCTCTAAGGCCGCTGCACAGAAGGCTGCTCAGGATCATCTCAACCAACTCAACACGAACTGGCAGAACAAGATCACTGAGACGGAGAAGACAACCCCTGATTTCCGTGCCAAAGGTCAAGAACTTATTGGTACGTTCTCTGATCTTGCTCCCGCCTATGGCGAGTTTTTGGCTCAGACAATTATGGGTTTGGATGCCGGTCCAGAAGTTCTATATCACCTCGCTAATCATCTCGATGAAGCGCAGGCGATTGTCAGCAAAGGTCCTCTCGGTGCTGCTATTTCTCTTGGTCGGCTTGAGGCCCGATTTGCCAAGAGTGGAGAACAACCTAAACCCCGCGTGTCTGCGGCCCCTAAACCTGCTCCTAGTACCGCTCGCGGCGTAGCAGTTGGTGGTGAGGTCAAAGGCGATACTGATGATCTAGATGCTTTCAGTGCTGCATTCTTCGCCACTCGAAAGCGAAAATAGTGCCTTCCGGCATGAAAAATAAGGACCTTAACTAATGCCTACTGTTTCAGTTGACCAAGCCAAGCTTGTCCTCAACGCCTTTGCTGCCACCTTCCAGAACAACCTTGTCTCGGCTGATGCCGTCACGTTCAAGCAGTTCGACGGGGAGATGGATGACCGTAACAAACTGACTGTCACCGAACAGGTCGGTCCTCGCTATACCGTGACGCATACCGTCAATGGCGTCGCCGATCTTACCGCTGGTGTCCAGTCGACTGCCTTTGGTTCCGAACAGTTCACTGTCAACGGCACCTTTGGTTCGAGCATGGGCTGGGGTGACTTCGTCAAAATCCAGTCGATTGGTTCCGCTCGTGAGAGTGAAGCTCTCAGGAATGCCGCCACGAACCTGGCAGAACAGATCGATGCCTACATCCTCAATACTGCCGTCCTCGCAAGCAACCAGTGGCTGGGCAATCCCGCCAACGGTATCAACACTTGGGATGACTACGCACAGGCCTATACCCGCCTGAAGGAAGTTGGTGCCGGTGATGAAGACCTTCGTTCGATCCTGACGTACAAAGACCGTGAAACTCTCGGCTCGTACATCCTGACCTTGAAGTCTGACGACCTCGTCGACGGCGCTTTCCGTAAGGGATTTACCGGTGAGATCGACGGTACTCCTGTGATGTTCTCACAGCAGCTCCCGATCCTGACGACTGGTACTCGCTCTGCGACTGCTGGTACGGTCACCGCTGGTGCTCAGAACGTCAACTACGCCGACGTCTCCGTCAGCCCTGGTCCTGGTCTCTATATGACCCAGTCGTTCCAGGTCACTGTCGCCGCTGGTGCCACGATTGCTGCAGGTGAAACCTTCAACATTGCTGGTGTCTATGGTTGGGACAACCGTGCCCAGGCTCCTAACGACTGGCTGCAGGAATTCACGGCCATCAATGCCGCGACTGCAAACGGTTCGGGCGTTGCCACTCTGACGATCTTCCCTGCGATCATCGTTCCTGGTACGAACGACGGCTCGGGTACTTCGACTGTCAATACCGCCAACGGCACCGTCTCGGTTATCCCTGCTGCTGCCGCTGCCGTAACCTTCCAGGGTGCTCCAAGTACGAACTATCGTGCCCGCGTGTACATGCAGAAGTCGGCTGTCGTAGTTAACACCGTCCCGCTGACGATGCCTGCGGTCGGTAAGGCTCTGATGAAGTCGCTGACGAAGGTTCCGATTTCTGTCCGTATGTGGCAGTGGTCGAACTTCCAGACCGGTGAACATGACGTCCGTTTCGATGTAGCCCTGACGGCTAACATTCGTGACCGTCGTCGGATCATCCGCGTCAACGGCAACTAAGACTTTCTGGCGAAAGCCGGTTAGTAAATATGGCCCAGTCCTCTGTCTCTCAATATGACATGACTGGGCCTTCTCTTTTAGAAAGTATGACATGGGTCACGTAACTCTTCGGTACACTCCTGTTCCTGTAGGCGTGAATGCCACGGTCACGAGTACAACCGCCAACGCCATCGGAGGCTTCCTAGCCATCACTGACGGCACCATCACTCTCTCAAATAATAACGTCGTACAGGCGGTATCGGAACCTCTCGTTATCTTCACGAACTTTGAAGTAGTGGCAGGCACTTGGTACACCATGCCGTTCATTACCCAAGGTGGCTACACCCTTGTAGCTTCAGGTGGAGCATCTGGCGTTCTCGCAGTAGGTTAAGGATTATCATGGGCACTCCAGTAACGACTATCATCAATGATGCCTACCGTGAGAGTAACCTTACGGGACTGGGTGGTACGCCTACGACTGCTGAGCAGAACGAAGCCCTCGTACTTCTTAACAGGTTCATCGATTCCCTTTGGGGAGCGGAGATGGGTGAGAACCTAATCAACATCCCCTTCGGTTTGAATAACGTTGAGACAGTAGGTATCATCCCTCTGTACTACAACGACATCATGAATACCTTTGTTCCTATCAACACTCGCCTTCTCTGTAACCTACAAGGTGCCGAGACGGTCAATATGCCTCCTCAGCCTAATGATGGCACTCGTATGGCGTTTGTAGATGTCTCTGGTAATTTCCAAACTTATCCTCTTACAGTGATGGGTAACGGACGAAACATCCAAGGCAATCCTTCAATTACTTTCTCTACTAACAACTACAACCAAGTCTTCTTCTATCGTGCCGACCTCGCCAACTGGGAACAGGTCAACGATCTTGGGCTGACTGACGGCTCTCCTTTTCCAGAAGAGTTCGACGAGTTTCTTATCATCGGATTGGCAGATCGTATCAACGTCCGTAACGGCGTCACGATGGCAGGAGAATCCGTACAGAGATTCAAAAGGCTGAAAGGTCAATTCTATTCCCGGTATGCCCAGATCACTCAGGTGCCTGTCGAGATCGGTCTACAACGTCTGCCTTCTAACAAGGCTTATAGAAACTTCGACGCCTACACATGGGGCAGTTTTCAGAGAGGTATTCCCTGGTGGTAGACATTCCTTTTGTAACCGGTGACTATTATAGGACCGTGGCAGATTCGCCAAGTGCCTACGTACGCAACAGGTTCATGGAAGAAAACCCTGCCCTCAATGACAACAAGACTTCTTTCATCGCCCGTCCTGGTCTTCAGAAATTTGTAGAGATTGGGACGGGGCCTATCCGCAGGGTATACGCCTGTGAAGGTACGTTCAACTCTGATATGTTTGTCGTCTCTGGTCTATTCCTTTGGCGGTTGAAGACTGACGGGACATTTCATTCCATCGGTCAGATCAGTCAAACGATTACCGACGCCGTCTCTATGGCAGCTACGGCTCCTCTCGGAAGCACTCCTGATTTCTTGTACATCGCCGACGGCGGTCTTCTCTGGTTTTACACCGACAACGCCCAGGCTACTGCTGATCTTAACGCCACCGGTTTGATTGCTACCGGCTACACCGTACAGATCGATACCACTTACTATCAATGGACTAGTGGCTCAGTTGATGCAGGAACTCCTGACGGTACGAGTGCTAACCCTTGGTTGGTTCAACTCGGTCTGACAAGTGCGGAAAGTCTTACAGAACTCTTTTATGCCATCAATGCGTCTGGAACTGCTGGTACGGATTACTCCACCGCCCTCCAGGCGAACCCGACATGCACTGCATACAACTCAGATACAACTGATCTTTTCGTACAGTATAACACCTTTGGTACGACTGGTGACGCCATCGTAACGGCAGTCATAACCGGAGCTAACATCTCTTGGCTTAATGGAGCCACTATGACAGGAGGTGGCTCTGAAGAGCTGAGACAGATTCAAGTCCCTGACGACAACGGCAGCATCTCAGTCGCCTACATCAATGGCTACATTATTACCGTTCCTGTACAAACTGCCGACATCATGGGAAGGTTCTACTGGATCAATCCCGGCGAGAACACAATCGATCCTCTCGACTACGCCACTGCAGAACGTGCCCCTGACGGCGTCACTCAGTGTCTAGTCTTTGGAGATATGTTCTGGCTTATGGGTCAGTCAACTACCGAACCTTGGATTACCACAGGTGTCTTCGCCACTCCGATGCAACGCTATCAAGGTATCTTGTATGACCGAGGTTGTTGGCCTGATACTGCCGTACAAGTCAAAGACTCTCTTATTCTTGTAGACGAGGACGGAGCAGTCTTCCAGATCAAGTCCGGTCAGAATCGCATCTCAACACCTGCCATCGAAGAACGAATTCGGTTGGCTCTACAACGTCAGGGCTTCGTACCTACTCTTTAAGGACTAAGTATGTCAATTCAATGGGCGGATAATTTTGGTAGCTACGGAACAGGAAGTCCTTCTGCTACCCTCATGGCCAACGGTCTACCGTATACACAACTAGACGGAGGAGGTGTCGTAGCAGACCCTCTCGTATCAGGTGGAGTATGTTGGAATATTTCTTCTGGCGACGGCTTGGGGTACCAACGTTCAATCGTTCCTACTCCTGTCAACGCCCTAGGCATAGCTCTTCGATGGAACTCTTCTGGAGGAGGTCTAAGGACTCCCTTCGGGTGGACAGACAACTCATCTCAAGGTCTCTATTCTCTTAACGTAGAGATAAACGGAGCCATCTCGATCTATCAGAACGGTTACAACTTCGTCCAGAATCTAGGTACGAGAGTAGCTACTACTACTATTCCTGTCATCACCTACAACTCTTGGTGGCATATCGAGGCGATGCTAGACTACGCCTTGGGTAATATCACAGTCTTTGTTGAAGGAGTTCAGGTCCTTACGTATTCGTTTACGGCAGCACCTAGTACCTTGATCTATAACATGGTCTATAGTGTTACTAGCTACGGTAGCGCCTATGGAGGTTCTGCCTACATCAAAGACTTTGTCATGTACGACAAGAGTGGAACAGTTAACAACACCGTAGGCTCTATCGGTCCTTGTACTGTCTACAGGTTGGCTCTAGATAGCGACGTCTCTAACGGTTGGAGTATCACTGGTGGTACGACAGTTAATGGGACTATCGGCGGAGAACCTCCTGCGGATTCTACGAGCTACATCACGGCAGGTGTTTCACCCATTCCTGCTCCCGCTGTTTGTGGCATAAGTCATCTCCCTTCCAACATCGTTGGTGTCAGAGGTATTGTTTCCTTACAGAGAGTGGCTAAGTCTGACGGAGGTGATGCAGAGTATCAGGTCGACATCGTGTCGGGTTCTAGTACCCATACAGGTACGGCTCACACTCTTTCTACTTCTTTCAACTACCAGTATGACGTCGTCGAGCTTGATCCTGCCACAGGGGACCTTTGGTCTCCAATTGCAGTCAACAACCTTAATATCGAAATCAACAGGACAGTGTAATGGCAGCAGCAGTAACGATTGACGCCTCACAGGAACAAATCCTTGCTGTTGCGGCCTTTCCTTCACAACATCTAGAGGCAAGTCAACTTCAACTTGAGTCTGTTGTTCAACCCCAACCTCTAATCCTTTCGTCTCAATTGGGTGTCTATGTCGTAGCTCGGGGCAGCAATACCGATCCTTCTGTAAGGGCTTGGACGTTCACTCTCGACGGACATAACTACTACGTCCTCCGCCTTGGTACTCAGGAGACTCTTGTGTATGATGAGCACAGTCAACAGTGGTATACCTGGTCAAGTGGAGACCTCGACATCTGGAATGCCTACAACGGACAGAACTGGCATGGCGGGGAAAGTTGGGCGTATACTTATGGCTCTAACGTCCTTGCTGGTGACGACGGTAACGGCAGTATCTATTTCCTCAACCCGTTTCAAGATCAGGACGATAGTCCGGTCTACGGTTCTGCCGTACCTATTCCTTTCCGTAGAGAGGTTTACGGTCAACTCCCCTTCAGGAGCTATAAGAAAATGCCGTGTTACGGTGTACAAATCCAAGCCAGCATTGGTGAACAGACGGATACGGCCATCGATGGTGTGGACCTTTACGTTTCAGACGACAGAGGCCAGACCTACCAAGACTGCGGCACGATCAACATCACTCCCGGAGACATCGACGCCCGTCTGTACTGGCGCTCACTCGGAAGTATGAAAGCTCCCGGTCGTATCTTCAAGACTGTAGACTACGGCGCACTCAAACGTATCGATAGTATGGAGATGCTTGATGGCTCAGGCAAGTAATGACCCCGCAGCTAATCCAGTAACTCCTATCCAACCTCTTCAGCAGAGGTTTCCTATTGTAGACCAACAGGGTAACGCCTCTGACTATTTCATGAGGTACATCCTCAACCACTCCGGTCAGATCACAAGCAATACCAACGACATCTCAGGTTTTCAAACCCAGATCACGGCGTTGCAGAATTCAGAGTTTGTCGGAGTAGACGGTGTAAGCATTACTCCGAGTAGTGGCCTTCTCTCCGACGCCCCTATTAGCATCGGCCTTACAGAGACTGGTGTCGCGGCAGGTTCGTACACAGGAGCTAACATCACTGTCGATGCCTACGGTCGTATCACGGCAGCATCAAACGGTTCTGGAGGCGGGGGTTCTACTCCTGTGGTTCGTTCGACAAATATTACATCATTCCATTTATCTAATGTTAATTCAATCACATTACCTGTGGGTACAGTAGTTAATGATGTTGTCGTTATTTTAACGTCGTCTGACTGGCAAGTGTCATCAATACCAACAGGCTGGACACAGCTTGATATACAAATTGGATCAAACACAAACGGCGCTGTTTACGCTAAAGAAATGACGAGTGCTGACATAACCGCAGGTTTGGTTACGTTGAATTATGGCGGATCAAATGATGGTGTAATTGCCGCAGTAACTATTGAGGGACCTACAGTCGGAGGCGTTCAAGGAATTACAAGTTATCGTGGAGGCGGTGGAGGCCTTTCGACACTCAATGTATCTTCGTCCCTTTTTTCATCGTCGAATTTAGTTTTGGGATTTGCAGGAAGTCAAGCCGCAGGCTCTACAAATAGTTTTGGATTAGGTACGACACTTCAAAGTATTGCTGTGAATGAGTCGGGTTCAATATCTAACCTTACAGTAGGTAAAATTGGGTATAGCGACGTTGTGTCTTTTTCAAATCCCGGATCGGGGTATTATGTAGCTATCGTGGGTTTCAAAACCTAACCTGCTTGACGGTGCGACATACTCTGTTACTTTGCTATAAGGGCTGGCTAATGTCTGTAGAACGTACAAAAGACTTCGCTGTCATAGATGAAGCCATCGATAAGTATCGAGGCATGGCTGGTGATGGAGACTTGCAGGAATGGATCGACACGGAGGGCAACCTCGCCTTTGTTGACGACCTCGGCAATGTAGGTATCCTCCACAAGGCTGACGACGGTCCTAAGGGGTTGTATGAAGCCCACATCTTCTTCAAGTCTCGGGGCCGAGAGGCCATACAGAGAGCCGTACAGATGATGTCTTTCGGGTTCAACGAGACAGACTGTCTTTGTATGAGAGGGTACACACCTCTAGATAACAAAGCTGCCAGATGGATGAACCGACAACTGGGATATACCTCGTACGGTATCCTGTCACAACTTAACCCTCCTTGCGAATTGTTCATTGTGACTAAGCAAGAGTTCCACAAAAGATTCGGAGCAATGCATGAGTAACTTCCTCGGAGGCAATTCCAGTTCATCCTCTAGTAACCAGAACTTTGGGGCTGCTTCCAGTGGTCTTGGAAGTACGGTTGATCAAACCGGTTCTGCTGCATCTGCGATCTCTGCTCTACTTGGTAACGGAGGCACGGCTGCACAACAGACGGCTTTCAACAACGCCAAGAATAGCTCTGGTTACAACTTCAACCTCCAACAGGGCACCGACGCCATCACTGGCAACGCCGCAACTAATGGCCTTCTGAACTCTGGCAGCACTCTCAAAGCTGTATCTAACTACGGCCAGAACACAGCCAACAACTTCTTACAGCAGTATATCCAGAACCAGTCAGGTCTGGCAGGTCTCGGTATCCAAGCCAACAACTCTATCAACGGCGCTGGTCAGACCAGCAACGGATCGGGCAAACAAGGACTCGGATTGTAATGGCGGATTTTCTAACTTCACTAGGCAGTTCGATGGGAATGACCGGACCTGGCGGAATAATGGGAGGATTGGGGCAGATGCTCGGCAATTCTATTACGGGTCAAGGTCAAGGTCAAGGAGGAGGTCAAGGAGCACAAGCTCAGGCTCCTACTGTTCAGGTAGGGCAAGCCCAGTACACCAACCCTTTCCAGCCTGTTTCTCCTACTTCTAATGCCCAGACGGCAGTTCAGCCTGGAACAAATATGGCTCAACAGACTGCAACTAACTGGGCTAACAACTACATCCTGCCCTCGTACGGGACACCTATCAATACAGGTTCTGCATCTGGGTCCGTCTATCGTTAAGGAATAATGATGCCCGGTCTATTTGATACAATTGCTGGTGTCGCTCCTTCGTTGAACGCACCCCTCTATAACACATCTCTTGCCATTCCTGGTATAGGGGTTCAGCCTACTCAAGCTCCTACACAAGGTCAAGACCCTTCGTCTGCTATGCAGATGCTCCTAGGAGGTGGCCAAGGCCAGTCTCAGACAGCTCCTCAAAACTCTGCCGTACCGAACCATAGTCTTACTGGTATCCTTGGTATCCACGGCTTGCCGGGGCAGCTTCTGAACTGGCTTGGTGATACCATCTCTGAAGCGGCAGGATTTCAGATGCCGTTCAAGGACGATCCTGCCAAGAGGGCTCAGGCCGACGCTCTATCTAACCTTCAGGGTAATCCT